CTACCCCCGCCAATTTGCCAAGGGATAGGTGCCGTTTTCCTTCTTATAAGCGGCCAACAGCTCATGCTCCCTCTGCTCGCAATTTTCGCAGGCTTCGTACTCTAACAGCAGGAGCGGATAGTCCTTCACCTGCCAAATGGCGCGCCCACCCTTGTGGTTGACAGCGGTGCCCCAGCCGTATTTTACATATTGCAGCACCCGCTGCCGCAGGCCGCCGCGTCCGTTAGCCTTGCCGATGTACAAAACGGTTTTGTCTGTGCATTGGCCGTATTTTTGTTCCAAAATTGCCGCCGGATAACCTTTTGCACGCAAATTGTCGGAACCCTCAATAAAGGAAATGGGTAGCTTTTCCGGGGCCAGCACTCGGTAAATGCCTGGCTGACACGGAAGCGAACTGCACTTTGTCCGATGGAGTTCTTCCAACGTGGAGACCGTTGGGTTCTTTTTATACAGTTCCCTTAAATGGCAAAACAGTCGAAGTAAGGTCCCCTCCGCAATGCTGCGGTAAGTAAGCGTTCCCTGGCAAAAGTAGTCGCGCCGAAAATGCCATGTCAGACAGGCAAGGGTCGCTAAATATGGGAGTTCTTCCGTACTCAAATTATCCATCTGCTCGTCGCGCACGCCATACAGTGACAACACATACGGGTAATTGCTTAGAAAGTAACCTGCCTCATAGTTCCTTTTAATTAAATCGCTTATTGGGAAGGTTATTACCCGAAACTTTTCATCAAAGCTGTCTATGGAATATTGGCGGCACAGCTCTTTTAGTATCGGGTCACGGTCAACACTTTCCAAAAATGAAATATCTTTATCAAATCTGTCCATTTCCCCTCAGCTCACGTCGATCATATCCAGATAGCGGCAGCCGTTTTCAGCGATATAGTCCTTCCGGCCGGAGAGGTTGTCCCCCAGCAGCAGATCAAAGACACGGGCCGTCTCCTCGGCGTCGTCCGGCAGTACCTTCACCAGCCTCCGGGTCTCCGGATTCATGGTGGTCAGCCACATCATCTCCGGGTCGTTCTCGCCCAGTCCCTTGGAGCGGTCCACCTTGTACTTCTTGCCCTCCAGCTGGCGCACCACCTCCGCCTTCTCCTTTTCGGAGTAGGCAAACCACGTCTTTTCCTTGCAGGTGATCTCGAACAGCGGCGTCTCGGCAATGTAGACGTAGCCCTCCTTGATGAGGGTGGGGCAGAGCCGGTAGAGCATGGTGAGGATCAGGGTACGGATCTGGAAGCCGTCCACGTCGCCATCGGTGCAGATGACCACCTTGCTCCAGCGGAGGTTGTTCAAATCGAACTGATTCAGCTCCTTGGCGGCCTTTCCCTGCACCTCCACGCCGCAGCCCAGCACCTTCATCAGATCCGTGATGACGTCGCTCTTAAAAATGCGGGGATAGTCCGCCTTCAGGCAGTTGAGGATCTTGCCCCGGACAGGCATCAGCCCCTGAAACTCTGCGTCACGGGATTGCTTGCAGGCGCCCAGAGCCGAGTCGCCCTCCACGATATAAATTTCCCGCCGGGACACATCCTTGGTACGACAGTCCACGAATTTCTGCACCCGGTTGGCGATGTCGATCTTCTCCGTCAGCTTCTTCCGGGTGTTGAGACGGGTGCGCTCCGCCGTCTCCCGGCTGCGCTTATTCACCAGCACCTGATTGGCGATCCTCTCCGCCGCCTCCCGGTTCTCGATGAAGTACACCTGCAGCTGCTCCCGCAGGAACTCCGACATGGCGTCCTGCACGAACTTGTTGGTGATGGCCTTCTTGGTCTGGTTTTCGTAGCTGGTCTGGGTAGAGAAGTTGCTGCTCACCAGCACCAGACAGTCCTGCACATCGGGGAAGGTGATCTTGCTCTCCCCCTTGGTGTATTTGTTGTTCTCCTTGAGGTACTTGTCAATGGCGTAGACGAAGGCCAGACGGGTGGCCTTATCGGGGCTTCCGCCGTACTCCAGAAAGCTGGAGTTGTGGTAGTGCTCGATGAGGTGGACCCGGTTGGAGAAGCACCATGCGATGTTCAGCTTCACCTTGTACTCCGGCTTGTCCGCCCGGTCACGGCCCCGGCGCTCCGTCTCCCAGCACACCGGCTCCGTCAGGGGATCCTCCCCTGCCAGCTCCGCCAGATAGTCCCGGATGCCGTGCTCATAGAGGAAATCCTCCGTCTCAAACTTTCCCGGCGCTACCTCGCACCGCAGGCGGAAGGTGACCCCGGCGTTGACCACGGCCTGCCGCCGCAGCACCTCCCGGTAGTAGTCCGCCGGGATGTCGATGTCGGTGAACACCTCCAGATCCGGCAGCCAGCGGATGGTGGAGCCGGTATGGCAGCGCTTGAGCTCCGTCACCCGCATCTCCCCGGCAATCTCGCCCCGTTCAAAGTGCAGGCGGTACTCCTTGCCGTCCCGGCAGACAGTGACGTCCATATAGCGGCTGGCGTACTGGGTGGCACAGGAGCCCAGACCGTTGAGCCCCAGCGAGTACTCGTAGTTGTCGCTGTTTTCGTTGTCGTACTTGCCTCCGGCGTACAGCTCGCAGAACACCAGCTCCCAGTTGTAGCGCCCCTCCTTCTCGTTCCAGTCCACGGGACAGCCACGGCCCTGATCCTCCACCTGAATGGAGAGATCGGCAAAGCGGGTCACGGTGATGAGCCGGCCATAGCCTGCACGGGCCTCGTCGATGGCGTTGGAGAGGATCTCGAACATGGCGTGCTCGCAGCCCTCCAGCCCGTCGGAGCCGAAGATGACGCCGGGCCGCTTGCGGACCCGGTCTGCCCCCTTCAGACTGGAGATACTGTCGTTGTCATAGGTTTTCTTCTTGGTCATATATGCCTCCTGCCGGGATAGCTCCCGGTATCGTTCCTTGCAGGCCCACAGAACTTTTTCGGTGGGCAACAGAGATATTTTATCGCATTTTTCCCTTTCTGGCAAGGGTCAGCGTCACCTTTTCCCCCAAAGGGCATTTTGCCCCCTTTCATGAGAAAGTCAACACAGGGCTTGCATTTTGCGGGGAAAGGGTCTAAACTTATTGTGTATATTCTGCGTATCACTCAGGAGGAAAGAACCATGATCCATATCACCGAGGTCACGACCAAGGCACAGCTGCGCCAGTTCGTGAACTTCCCCATCGACTTATATAGAGACGTTCCCCAGTACATCCCCGGTACATACAGCGACGATCTGGCAGACTGGGACCGTGAGAAAAACCCCGCCTTCAGCTACTGCGAGGCCCGTTGCTGGCTGGCCAGCCGGGATGACGGCACGCTGGTGGGCCGCATCGGCGCCATCCTCAGCCGTAAGTCCAATGACAAGTGGGGCACCCACCGCCTGCGTTTCACGCAGGTGGACTTCATCGACGACCGGGAGGTATCCGCCGCCCTGTTCCAGACGGTGGAGGACTGGGCCCGTCAGCTGGGCTGCACGGAAGTCCACGGCCCTCTGGGCTTCACCGACATGGACCGGGAGGGGATGCTGGTGGAGGGCTTTGACCGCACCAGCTGCTTCTTTACCTATTATAACCACCCCTACTATATTGACCACCTGACGGCTCTGGGCTACGGCAAGGACGTGGACTGGACCGAGAATCTCATCTCCGTCCCCACGGACCAGCGGGTCATCCAGCGCTGGGAGAAGATCGCCGCCTATGTTCTGAAGCAGCAGCGCCTGCACATCCATCAGGTGCGCAGCCGTCTGGAGTACCCGCCCCTGATCCGGAAGGTATTCGAGCTGGTGAACGTGGCCTATGCCCCCCTGTACGGCACCGTGGAGCTGTCGGACGACCAGATCCGCAAGTACGCCGGGAAGTTCGCCCCTCTCATCAGGCCTGAGCTCACCTGTTTCGTCATGGACGAAAATGACGATCTGGTGGCCTTCGGCGTGGCGGCCCCCAGCATCGCCGCCGCCCTGAAAAAGCACGACGGCCGCCTGTTCCCCACCGGCTGGGCGGACGTTCTGAAGGCCTTCCACCGCAACGACACCATCGATCTGCTGCTGATCGCCGTGCGTCCCGACCTCCAGAAAAAGGGCGTCAACGCCGTCATCATCAGCAAGGTCATGCACGGCTGCTTCAAGATCGGCGTAAAGCAGGCGGAGACCGGCCCCATGCTGGAGACCAACGAGAAGGTCCAGACCCAGTGGCAGGACTTCCCGCTGGAGCAGCACAAGCGCCGCCGCTGCTTTGTGAAGGTGCTGACCCCCGCACCGCAGGAGTCTGCCGCTGCAGCCACCGCCCCTGCCGGAGCGGCAGAGTGATCGCTTCCTCCAAGCATAACAGCGCTCCACCGTCATAAATGACGGTGGAGCGCTGTGCTTTTCAGCCTTAATCGCCGTCCTTGACCTTCTCCTTTTCGGATAGCTCGTCAAAGGGTACCAGACAGTTGTGGAGCTTCCCCAGATCGTTGCGGCTGGCCGGGTCCGTGGAACCGCTGTAACAGTAGCCCTCAGTCCGCATATAGGCATTCCAGCGGCGGTGCTCGATGACACGCAGCAGCTGCTTTTCCTCCTCCGTCCGCTCCGCCGGAGGCTTATCTGCACCGGGTACACCCAGCCGCAGCTTCAGCCGATGGTGGATGACCGAGGCGATGGAGGAGCGATAGTTGAACTCATAGCGCCAGAACACATCCTCGTCTCCCCATTTCAGGTGCCGGGTCAGCGCCTCCGCCTCCAGCCGGGAGTGGAGGATGTTGCTCTCGGAGTACAGCATATCCCGTGCGCCCAGAAAATGAAGGTCGTATGGGGTACCCCGGTAGTCGGTGACGGAGGTGAGAGCCACCGTCTTGAAGGGGTCCTGCACCACCGCCAGAATATAGGGGTGGAGACCCCGGCGCTGGCACAGCTCCCGCAGCCGCACCGCCGCCTCGATGTTCCGGGTGTCGCTGCCCAGCGCCACAAACACATACGTCAGCTGCGGCAGCGTCTGCACCAGCTCCAGAAATTCCCGGCTCTCCAGCCGCATCCCGACGTGGATGCGGATATCGTACTGGGCCTCGCCGGGGATGCGCTGTCCGTTGTGCCGGCGGTCCATCAGCTCCGGACAGCGATAGGTGAACAACTCCCGTGCGTTAGGCCGGGCGTCCACGGCGGTGAGCCGCAGGTCGTAGCCGTCCATCTGGCCAAACCACGCCAGCGCCTTCAGCATCTCCGTGCCGTACTGGCCCAAGCCCAGCAGCAGCGCCGAGATCTGATGCCTGCCCTCCGGCAGAGGAGCCGCCGTCTCGAAGAGCTTCTCCCCTTGCTGATACAGCAGCAGCTGCACCAGCGACCGCACCTCGTTGACCCGGCGGATCCGCATCCCGCGGGGATCGGCGGACTGGAACAGCAGCTCACTCTCGGCGCCGGTGGCGAAGAGATAGAGATGCATATTGGAGCGGGTCCCCCACCGGCGGGTCAGCAGCACCGCCTGATGGATGTTCTCTGCCTTGTCCCGGCCCAGCAGGAAGAAGTAGACCGGGCGGGAGCGGTCAGAACGCCGCAGGCGCAGCAGGGCGATGTCTGCCTTGAAGCAGGCGGCCCCCAGCCGGTGGGCGGCAGCCATCTGTTCCCCGAACTCCTCACTCCCGTTTTCATAGACATCTGTAAAGACGATAAGCCCCTTGGGGTGGGCCTCCTTGATGCTGCCCGCCAGATACAGGGAGTCCTCGTTGAGCTCGGAAAAGACATACAGCTCCGTGCAGCGGCGGAAGGCATAGCGCCACAGGGCGGACAGATTCTTGAAAAAGGACAGCACCACACTGAAGGTCAGCAGCGGGCTCACCAGATACACCACAATGGCGGCGCCGAAATAGAGGTCGCTCCACACCGCCGGCCGGCTCATGGCGAACTCGTGGATGGGATCCAGCTCGCCGTCCAGCACGAACATCCGCAGGGTGTGGTGTACGGCTCCCAGCAGCGCCTTCAGCCACGACAGGTGCTCCCCGGCGTAGGCGGCGGCGTACATGGGCAGGTGCAGCAGAATGCCGCAGGTGAAAAAGCAGACCAGCAGCACCTTCAGGGTCTCATTGCCGCCGGAGGGGCGGGACCTGCGGCGCAGGGAGCGCAGCAGCAGCCCAGCGCCGCCAGCAGCAGCGCCAGAACGCAGCAAAGGAGGATCTGTGGCATGGCAGGCGGCTCCTTTCCGATCAAATCAACATCAGGGGTCCATACCCTGGATGGCATGAGCGATATATTGTTATTGTACCCCGCCGGGGGCAGGTCTGTCAATGCGGAAGGGCCGCTGTTTTTGCCCACCGGGGAGGCAAGGTGTAGATTGTCAAGTGTAATGCGAAAAAATCCGAGAAATTTTTTTAGGTGAGGTTTTGCAGTTTGACGATTTCCTGTTCAAAAAGCTGGGCAGCGGTACGATAGTCGAGGATTTTGCGGGGCATGGCGTTGATAGCAGCAGCGGCCCTGTCACAATCCTTCTGCGTGACGCTGGACATACTACGGCCTTTGGGGAAGAATCGGCGGATGATACGATTATTCCGCTCATTCGAACCACGTTCGCACGAAGAAAACGGATGGCAATAGTAGACCGTCAAGCGTCTGTTTCCTCTCTTGTCATGCTCCATGCCGTAACAATCCTGAAACTCAGAACCATTGTCCACGGTGATCGTCTTGAACGTACCCTGCGGGAATTTTGAAAGTGTACGTTCAAGAGCGGAGACGGTGGCAGCAGAAGTCTTACTTGCCGCCCGAACGATGATTTCAAAGCGTGTCATGCGTTCCGTAAGGACAAGGAGGGACTGCCGCTTGCCTTTTGCCTTGCCTATGACGCTATCCATCTCCCAATGACCAAAAGACAAGCGGGCGGTTACTTCCTCCGGGCGGCGATCTATGGGTAGTCCTTTGGGCGCTCTGGTGGTCCTTATCTGTCCGGGCTTACGCTGCTTACGACGGGACTTCTCCGGGAGGTGCCTATTAGTGATACCGGGGATATAGCCACGGTCTATGTAGCGATAGAGCGTAGCGGTGCTGACTGTCCATTCATGGGCCTGTCTTTTCTGGCTGACAATGATATCAAGAGAAATACCGTGATTGATCTGCTGGGCAACATCTGCGGCGAAGCCGTAGTTGTTGCCCAGCTTTATTTCTGGCCCTTTTGCCGTGGCCTGATGGTCTGCATAGTCCTGTGCGATCTGTGCAGAGTAGTGCCATGGGCGACGGCTGGTTTCTGCACCAAGGTGTGAATACAGGCCACGCTTTACCTCACGGTATATGGAGGAGGGAGCGAAGCCCAGCAGGCGAGCGATTTCAAAGCAAGACTTACCGGCATTATAGCACTTCTCGATGCAGAGACGGTCTGACCAATCCAAATGACGGAACTTTTTCATAGCATTTCCTCCATTGAAAGTGTAGGTTCAAAATGGCATATTATGCAACAAACGCCGGGCCTAAACAGGCTCAGCGTTTGCTTTTTATTACAATATCATGCTTTTGCGAAGATTTCAAGAACGTAAATTATGAAGGGAATGGAAACGTTTTACCGGAGAATGGCGCAAAGCCGGAGGTGCGCTATCCGCTGTGGCGGGGACGGAGGTTTTGTGCCGCACACCAAAGGCCCGGTCAAGACCGACAAAAAAATATCGCTTTCTGTTGATGAAAAGCAGCCGCCATGACTGACCGGCTGCTGCTTTTCATCTGCCGCCAAGCGAAATTTTTTTATCGCAAGTGGCCCTCTCACGGGGGAGGGCCAGTCTTGACAGTGCCATTGTTGTGTGTGGCGGAATGGACACACACGCTCGCGAGCGAGCGTGCTCACACCACAAATGACTATGGGAAACGGAGGTACACATGAAAGAGACCATCAAGACAAGCCGCACAGCCGGATATCTGGAAAAGATTTTCCGAGCGCTAAACGCAGACTGGTTCGGCGGAGGCATGGCTGCGGCGCAATGGGTATAAGACCGTATGACAGGATTTTACCGACGGTAAAAACAGCGTGGGCAGCGGCGAGGGGAGTATACTCCATGCCCCACAGCTACCCATGCCGCAAAAACACGGACAGAAAGGACGAAATATGAAAGTAGATATGTGTGGACACTGCGATATTCCGGAAAACCCGGTGTATTACGACGTTGAAAGTGAATGGTATTTTACCTGTTCGGACTGCGCTTGTTACGATTGTCCGCACAAGCACGATTGTGAAGGACAGTGCGGATCAGAAGCGCCGGTATAAGCTGAAAAGAGAAAAGCCCTCGCCGGAAGGCGGGGGCTTTACCACTTCTCCCACGTCTTTTCCGGGAGAGGTTTACGGGACAGGGTATTGAACAGCTTCCAGAGGGGCGGACAGAAAATCAGTTTCGTACCACCGGCGATAAAGGGAACGAAAAAATATTCGTCACAGATCTCTTTGGTCATATCGTTGATACCGACACGCCGACCGATTTCCTTACGCTTGATGAAGAAGGGCAACAGGGAGGGCTTAATGAGATAGATATGACGGGCCAGCTTACGAATTTTGATATCCACGTCCAGACCTTGGGAGAAGAAATCCACATCAAGCTGATAGTGACGATGATACTTGAAGAAATAGATCTCATCCGTGGTCATAGCCATTTTACGGTTATCATACTCCAAACCGGCTTCATCAATGATAAGACGGCCATCCGACATCATAAATTTGCCGAAGTCGGCTTTCTCGCATTTCATAGCGCCGGTAATGCCAAAGTTAGACCAGACCTTGCGGCCCTTTTTCATATCCTTTTTGGCAAGATAGGCGGCATAGGTGGATTTACCAGCACCGGGGATACCAAAATACAGCGAGAGGGAAACAGGCTTTGCTTTCATATGATTCTCCTATCCGAAACAGAGACAAAGTGTATTTCAAAGGAGGGTGTGCGGCGAGCGCACGCACACCCTCCTTTTTTCGTTACGCCTTGGCAGACAGCAGACGCTTGAACATACCAACGCCGAGACCACACAGGGGAATGGCCACACAGGAAATCAGCAGAATGGGCTGACCAGCGATAGTGCTGGCAACAGTACCCACCCAGCCAATGGCAGCGGTGAACACGGAGCCGATGGAAGTCAGCAGAGAAGCAACAGTCACAGCAGGCGTCGTTCAGCAGCACTCCTTTCAAGATTTATTTCTAAGCAAGCCCCGCACAATGGAAACCACCACGGCGAAGCAGATTAGACTAAACAGGTAGAAAATAGGCGGCTCTATGAGGAAGTCGCAGATAGCCTGTAAAATGGCGGTGCAGAAAGCAATCATTTCATTCATCGCTTGAACACCACCCCAATAAAGCGGAAGAACGACCAGAGCACAAGGGCGAACATGAACACGCCGGAGAGCCAATACCAATCCAAACCAGCAAGGCCGGGGACGCACTCCACGGAGGTCAGCACCGTGCCGTCCGTGCGGGTCTCCGTTACCGTCTGAGTGCGGGGATGGTATTCACCAAACACCGACTTCACCACGGCGGGAAGGCCGGATTCATCCACCGGCTGACTGTCCAGAGCAGAGGAGCGCAGGGAATCGGAATCCGTTGTTTCCTCCGGCTCTGCTGCCGGGGTCTGCTGAATGACCACCACCGTTTTACCGTCCTGCTCCTGCACAACAGGCGTGTCCGCTTTGGTATCAGCAGCGTTTGAAAGTGTAGTTTCAAAATCCATCATATCACCTCACATCGTTTTTCCGGGCGGAAGATACCCGGTATTTGCGGCTTGCCATGGAGCCAAGGCCCTCTGTATCTCTATCCGCAGTACCCACGGGGAAGCCGAGGATAAGCGACAGGAAGGAAAGACTGATAGGAACAAGGAGCAAGCCCACGGCCAGCACAGCAAAGGAGAAGCCCGTGCCGGGGACTTTGATCTGGAAGAATTTCCAGCCGTTAGAGAGCAACATCTTGATTGCCGCCATGAGTTCAGACAAAGAGTTCCACCACCTTTCCGAGGATACCGCCCAGCACATGGACGAGGAATTGTATCAGCTTATACACAGCAATGATAATGGCAACCGCCACAAAAATCACAAAGAACGTAAAGATAGCCGAAACGAGCAAGAACAGCGGAGTAGGCAACCATTTGAAGGTGCCGAGAATCAAATCTATCATTTAACTACCCACCCTCAAAATCATACGCATCAGGCCGAACAGGAGGATAGAGCCGAACACGAAATAAATCAGCAGCTTAATTGCAAACGGGAAAGCGGAGAACACGCCACGGCAAAACTTGAAAAAGTCACCGATATCCGTAAGCAAAAGCAAAAGGTTAGTAATCAATCCCATATGTCACCCTCCAATGCTGCACCATTGTCAAAATAGAAGTCATTCAAGCCGGAAATGCTTTTATCTACATTAGACAACGAACCCTCGACACACAGCTTATAGAGGAAATTCAGCAGCTTACCAGAAGCGGAAAGCGTGTTCCCGGTCACCTCACCAATGGAATGGTCAGTGCCGTCCTCGCCGGTCAGGTAGAACACATTGAAGGCATTGTTAGACTTGTCAATGACAATGCTGGTTACGTTGTCCACGCTGGACTGGGAGTTGTCTACTACAATCTGCATCTTGGACGCAAGAGAAGCCAAAGTATCGCTCAGCCAGCCCTGAAAAGAGGCAGAGTAGCCATAGAACCACGAGAACCACGTATAATCCTTATTCCACGTCAAGGCGGCGTCCAGCTTGGCTCCGCAGTCGGCGGACAGCAGCTTGTCCGGCTCACTGCCTGCCGTCAGGTGCCAAACACCGTCTGCATCCCGTGTAAGGGTACTCTGGTAGTCCGTACCGTAGCCCTCATTGAAAATAGCGGCCTGCATGAGACAGGGGCTGCCGTCTGCGTCCATCAGGGGGATATCATAATAGGCACCGTCGGCATAGAACGCCACCTTATCCGTAGAGCCGTTATGCCCCACGATATGGGCAGCAGAGATAGACAGATTCTTCGCCAGCAGTTCCATATTGCCAGAGTCAATGGTCAGGGTCGCGGAGGACGGCAGGTGGAGATCGGAGAAGGTATAGAGGTACTTACCGTTATGCTCCGTGAAGGAGCCGGAATCCACCTCCAGAAGCTCCCCATCCGACGTGGCAAGGCAGCCATAGAAGCCATCCTCCAGCAGGGCCGGGTCCGAGAAGGACAGGGTGATACCTGTTGTCTCAAAGGGCAATTCTATCTCCCCGGATTCCCCATTGGTATCGCCAATGGAATCAAAGGACCAGTCCAGCGCCGTCATGGTCAGGATGGGGTCAGGTGTAACCCAATAGGTAAAGGTACCGTCCCGATACCGCAGGCCGGAGGTGGCGGGAACCACCGACACGCCGAAGAGCTTATGGACGGACAACGTGGAGATCAGGGAAACGTTCTCATTCAGGCGGTCCACGGCGTCCACCACCGGCTGGAGGTCTGCTGTGACGCTGCCGCCGGGGAGCTCGTCCAATTTCTTGTCAATAGAGGACACCAAGGCCCTCAGCGACGTATCGTCATAAGCCGGGTTCGCCGGGATGGTAATGCCCTCAATGGCTGACTTAACGGCGGTCAGACCGGCAGTCAGATGGCCGTCTATCTGGCCCAGCAGGCCCACAATACCGCTATGATCTCCTCCGGAGATATTCTCAATGGCGCCAATGAGATCGTCCACCGTATGCCCGTTCACAAAATCCCGAAACTGCGTGTTGATGTCCTTAGAAGTCTCGTCGATGTTCGAAAGAAACCGACTGGTATTTGTATAAATGGCGGCTACACGGGTGAAGGTATTCTGCAAGCGAGTATCAATAGACTGCAACAGGGGAACGATTTTATCATTGATATCCGCCAACTGAATCTTTATAAGACTGAGCCAATAAGCCGTAACGGAACTCAAATTCGCATAAAACGGATATCCATGCTGATTACAGAGCACACGCAATTCGCCATCTTGCTTGACAGCAATATAGTATAGGCCCAACTCATCCGAAATCATAAGCGTGGCACTCTTCTTCACAAGATCAACACCGGGAAAGTAGAAACCGAAAATCGCATCCCAACCGGGGTCTGTATTAAAGGAAACACATAGATCAGCCAGTGCGTCTAATGTCAATTCCGTCCATTCCTCTGTTACAGCATCATCCAGTACATCGCTTTTCAAAATCTTTCCTTGATAAGTGGTCGCCACTTCGATAGCGTCTGACCGACACGCAAGAACAGGCAGCAGCAACAGCACAAGGCATACCAT